AGATGTCTACAAAGAAGTAATAACCGATCTAATCTCCAGGGAGAAGATGGGCAGGATGAAGTACGGCACAACGGTGGATAAGGCTAATCTATCTGAAAAGGAATGGATGCAGCACGCTTATGAGGAAGCTTTGGACTTTGCTATCTATTTAAAACGAATGATGTCAAAAAAATGACATTAGCACCTGATATCAAAAGAGTGGCATTGCGCCACTTTTTTTTTGCTTTTAATTGTTCAGTTAATTGTGTATTTAGGTTGACATTTTGCTGCTCTAATTGTGCAATATATCGCACATTATGCTCATTTAATTGTGCATATGTATGAATTATGCTACGATTATTCTTATCTAATTCAATATAATAATCCAATGACCTTACACCCAAGACAATTAACCGTCTTTCAATGCTCAAAGAATCCAGCCCCTTCCAGTTCAATGAGTCTTTGAATTGCCCTTGCGTATGCGCTATCAATGGCAACGCTATCAAGAAGGTAAATAGTATCAATGTCCTTTTCATAAATCGTTTTTAATTTGGTGCGTTCAATGGTTAGCGTGTCTATTGTCCGCAAATATGCGGTGATTGTATCCGAACTGGTTACAATTTGTACCCTACTTGAATCAGGTCTGCAAATTAAAATACCAATGGCAATGCCAATGCTAATAGATATTACCTTGATTAATACGATAGTTCTTAACGTGAAATTCTTTTCCATTGCCTCTTGTGATTATTGCAAATCCGTGATTGTATTTACTATATGGATTGTAGTCAGGTGACAATTCAGATAGACACCCCACACCCCAGCACGTTATCACCTTTCCATTTACATCCCTTTCAGTATGCTCAGCAGTTTGGTGGTGATGTCCGCACATTGCATTTGCTTTTGTCTTTAAGAATAACCCACGTGCAACGTTAACTGATGGGATAAATTGCTTTCCGAATTCGTGGCCGTGAAATATAGATAGACCGCCTACATTCAATTTGTTTTTACCTTCAATCCACTGCACGTTATTTTTATCAAGATGGCAAAGTGATGCGAAATCGAATGCATCAATGTCGAATAGTTCAGGTGCTTTCACTCTCATATATCTCCAGTAGCGTTCTTCGTGGTTTCCTTCCTTGTAAATGATTTCCGCTTTCGGGAAAGTTTGTCGCAATTCGGAAATGAAAGTACGCATCGCATACAACTCATCCTTAAATTTTCTTTTCTTTGGGTCTTTCACAAAGTCAGAAATCATATGGCAGTCAAGTGCATCTCCATTCAATACAACTGTATCGACTCCTTCGTCTAATCCAGTTTGGATAGCTACTGAAATTGCATCAATGTCGTGGTATGGAATGTGAATATCGGATAGAATTAAAATCTTTTTTCCTTTGATGTCAATGTGCTTCCTTCCTTTTGCATATGACTTTGGTAACTTGAATGGGTTACGTGGTCTTTCCTCTGATGTGTACAATGATTTATCAGTTGTTTGTTTTCGATTCATTACACCATTTTTGCCTTCAATTCTACGCAATATACTCCTTGCATCTTCTACTCCAAGGAACATTTCAAAATGTTCTTTGCTTAACTTCTTTGCCAAAGTTAAAGTTGGTGTGTCTGGAAAACGCTCACGCAATTCTCTTGCGATTTTTGTTTTTTGACTTTCTGCCATATATTTTAGAATGGTTGGTATACTGTCCTACCACCACTCTTGACCGCACGTAACACTTGACCTCTATTTCCATCCTTATTGAAACTTACGTGAACCCAAGAAGGTGCGTTCTCACTTCCAAACTCCCATATGAGTTGGTCAAATGTACAATTATTTCTGATGTAATCAAATATCTCTTTGTTATTTATGCCACCGTGAATATCCGCATCGATATCCAAAGCTTTACCCTCCATATGGCTCGATGACTTACTCCCGCCAATACGTGTATTAAGTTCACGGCTTCTGAACCCTGACGAGATACCAATAGGCTTTCCGAAATGTTCACGCACCTTATCAAAAATGTTGGTGCAAACTAACTTCAGATTACCCAATTGTTCAGCATTTGGAACGTTACCAATGCGCAAGGCTTGTGCTTGGTTGCTATGCGTTACCTCTTTATAGCTTACGTATTTACTTATCTTTTCCATCAGTCATCGCATCGGTTATATCTTCACTCTTTCTACCTATAATGGTCTTAATCTTACTCCACAAATCTTTTCCAGTCACTGACTCAATTGATTCTATAATTGATTTGAATTCAATGATGGCTACCACGGTTGCTATCAACTTTGTAATGGGGATAAGTTGCTCTATTATGTAGGTCTCAATTAAGAATCCGCTAACGATTGCAATTTGATACAACATCAATTTAGTTACTGTATCACTCATCCTGCGAGATCTAATTCGCTGACCTAATTTGATAGCTTTCCACACACCAACAACCATATCCATAGCCACCAAAAAACCAATGGTAATCATCAGTTCTTTGATAGGTAAAAAGACCGTTGCAATACCCAATAGCCACAACTTAACCTTCATCTTTTCTCTTGCTTTTTGAGATATTGTTTTAAAAGTTTTTCGTACTCCTTTCGTTTTAATACGATGGAGGGAGAAAGTCTTTTATTGACCATTGGTTGCGCCATTGTCTATATGAATTACTGATTAAAAAATTACTCTTGCCGTATGGGTTTCTATCGGGGAAAATATTGTTGTCGGTATTGTTGGTATATTCGGGAAACAACGTTGAATTATAGCACAAATAATCCACCATTCTTTTGGTATACCAACGTGCGTTTTGTCTTGCAGCTTCTTTGAGTGACTCCATTTCTGATTTAGTAACTGGAGTGGTATCTTCACTTTGTCTGCTTACCAAGTTACCGTTGTCGTGTTTGTACAAAAGTGATGGGTAAAGTTCTACCATTGTCCACCACAACACCACCTTTAACACGTATTCATTAAGTAACGTAGCGTAATCACCTGATAAGGTGTTATTGCTTACATCATCTTTCAATTTTACCGTTAAATTTGTACCCAAAAAGTTGGTCAAATACTTATCTTGAGCCAAATAAATGGCAGGTCTGATGAGGTTCGGATCAACTGCATCGGTTAAGGGAGTGAACTTCTTTATATAATCCTCATTGATGAGTAATATCTCTTGTGGTATTGGCATCTTTCTTAATTTTTATTTGTTTCCGAAACGTGGATTTGTGGGTAAAAATCCGTTATAAGGCATATCAATAGGTCTGCGTTCAACTAAATAGTTATTGCGAACTTTATACCCAGCCTTTTCAGCTTTTGCCCAAGCCTGCGTGCGCACATTTGGGTTGTTCAAATCCAATCCAAATCCTTTTGCACTTATGTACAATTGCTTTTTCCAAATGTGGTGACAATTACCACCACCTTTATACAACCAACAGCTATAAGTGTCCGCTCCATTTGGTCCCCATCCCGGATTAACTGCCTTATTACCCATTGCTAAAATATCTTCTTTGCGGTATAGCTTGTCAGCTTGTAGCATTTTAGTGCAAAACGGCCTTGACACATCCGTTATCTTTCCGCTATAACGATAACGTGTGTAATACTTTCTTTCGTCAATAGTTTGGTCTTGCTCACTTGTGGCATTTGGCTTAGCCGTTCCCGTACTCACTTGATGAATTTCAACGGCATCAAAGATGTGTGAGATAGCTTCATTTTCGCTGTCATCCTCATCATAATCTACATCGTATTCATCTATCAAAATCCAATCTTCATTGGCATCTTCGCCAAGTTGGATAAGTTCTTCAGCAATCGCATCTAACTCATCATCAGCAACTACTTTTTTTTTTTGAACTACTTGCGTAGGATCAATAACTACGTTGGATAAGTTATCAAAAATCTCACTTATTTGCACATCGGATAGCATCGGGAATGATGCCTTTGTAATTGCCTTTGCTGATGGTATGGTTAACACATTCGCAGTTGTCTGCACAATGATTTCAAGGAGTGATGCAATTTGTGCGCCATTCATTGCTTGGCTTGCAACGTCTACACTCGCAGTAGTTGTTCCTGCATCAGTTACTACCTCATCAGTCAACAAATCATTTTGCACTATGGTACAATTCGCAACAACTCCAAATGATGCTAATAGTGTTTCAGTTGCATCTGTGATAAGTCTTTGAAATGGATCAATAACTTGACGTGAAAAAATGCGTAATGCAGTTTTCATTTCATCAGTATTACTGCCTAATCCACCGCCATCTCTTACACCAAATAACAAAGGTGATGTTACACGATGGCTAACCAAAATGCTTTCAACTGCTTGATCTACAAGTGTGGTGAATTGCTTATCCATATCCGATACTGGGAACGGAGTGAACTCAACGCCTCTATCTCTTTCTTCGTTAAAGAAAGTCAACACTTTACCAGCATTTTCCGCACCTTGAATAGATGCAGTCAACTGATTTTTAATCATATGTTGTTCCTCAAGTGAAGGGATACCGTTGTTGAATGATGCAATAAGTGAAGGAAAGAAACCATTGAGAATCAAGTTCACTTGGTATTCACTCAACTGCCTCATCTTTTCTATCTCATTTATCGCACCCACGTAATCAGGTTTCGGATAGTATTCGCTACCTACCATCATATGATGAACAAATAAAACTTGTTTTGGTAGTGCGTCTTTATGATCCTCATTAAACATTGGAATGTAATTCGGAACATTTTTCTTTTTACGCATATCACTCCAATCCCGACTATACCACACTCCAGTAATGGAATCATCTTCGTCACTACACGCCAAACGACAATTTTCAAAAGGCAAATGATTTACTTGAGCAATGGTACTTCTATCCATTGACCATATTACCTCCCAATAAAAGCCACCGTGTAGCTTCAAATCTAACGCAGTTGCATTGACTATCTTGTCAATTGACAACCTTTTGATTTCGTTAACTGCTTGCGTTGTTGATGCAGTCATTTCACGTCCTGCAATCATGTAACTTATAGAGTTAACGAGCGCACCGTGAATAGGTGACTCGTTATATAATTCAATTAGATATTGAGGAAAGGCATTAGCCTCTCCGTAACTCACCCATCCTTTTCTATCTTCAATTTCAATCGGCGCAATCTTGACGTATTTCGCCATCTCTATTTGAGTTGCTCCAACTCTTTGCTTTATTTCGTCTATTAGATTAGCCATTGTATTCTATATCGTTTGGGATGGTTAGTGTTGGTTGGTCAAAGTACTGCGTTAACGTAGTGAATTGAATATAACCCCTCTTAAGTTCTCCAACCACATCAGCATCAGCAGGATCAAGGTTGCTATTCGAATTTTGACCGTAGATAATATAATTGTAACGGCCTCCTTCAACAATGAGAATGCTGCCATTAACGGCGTCATCTGCATTTGTACTAATTGACAACGTTGTGATTCTCTCATTCGTGCTTATTAGCGTTGGAATAACCGCAAATATTTCTAATGTAATTTCGTTTTGGATAACCAATAGATAATCCGTGAACGAAGATAAAAGCAAAACCCCTTCCTCTAATGAAAGAAGAAGGGTTTGCGAGGCAGTATTTGTTTGCAAGTAATTCATTTACTTACAAAGATAATTAAACGTTGGTAGTTGACACAGTAATTCCTGCGAAGTTATCGAAAGGAATAGATGTGAATGACTCCAATCTATAAGCCTTATTCTTTTCTTCAGCAGTCAATGTGATAGTGTACCCATTCAAGTCACCTTTTGCAACTCCAGTAGCGGTTGATGCGGCAGTTACTTCAGCACCATCGAAACGGCCAACCATCCAAATGTTGTCGTTGTTATCTTGTACAAAAACAATTAAACGATTTTTAGCAACCAACTCCAATTGCTTTCTACGTGCAGCAGTCAATTTGAAGAATGTAGCGGTAACGGTTTGAGTGTAGTAAATAGTTCCATTCTCAACACTTTATGCTACCTCTTCGGTAAAGCTTCCCGTGTGCTTTGGACAAATGTATTTATAGATGGTTGCAGTTGGCAATCCATTAACTTCTTCAGCACCATCAATACTGATATTAGTTAAAAAATCAGCGTGTTGCTGCAAGTAGATTGCTTTAATTCCACCGATTGTATCTTTACAATCAAGGTTGAATCCTGCGGTTAATTCACAAGCCATATTATTATATTTTTTTATTAGTTAAAATAAAGGGAAGGCAGACCTAACCACCTTCCCTATTACTTGTGGTTAATTAAGAATTAGAACCGAAAACTACGTCTTGGTAAACACCAACTTGAACTCCTACACGGAATCTCATTGCCATACGTACGTTGTCAGATGCATCAGTCAAAGACATATCAACTACTCTTACTTCAGCGAAATCAGAGTTAGCATCTACACCTACAAACAAGTTAGAAGGTTGTGCAGCAATTACAGTTCCGTTGCTCATTCCGGGGCAAACATAAATGTCATATCCATTGAACTGCAAGTTGAAGCTATCAGAAGCTTGGAACATTTGCAAATATCCATCAGCAGCAACTGCTTGGCGATAGAACTGGGCAGTAGCACGGTTCATATACAACTTTGTTTCAGTTGAACCAATCAAAGCAACTGGTAAATTGTCAATTACTTCATTCAAGTTATCGATTACAGTACCAACTGCCATTGCACCTGCATTCCAAGTGAAGTTAGCATACGTACCTGCAGTAGCGTTAATCTTCTTTTCGAAGCCATCAAATGCAGGATAAGTTCCACTTGGAGCGTTACCTTGCCAAATTGTGTACTCGATGTTTTCAGCAACTTTCGCAGCTGCATATCCAATCAAGAAATCATTGAAGTTAGCAGGAACTACATCATTGATGAATCCACGACCAGTAGCAGCAGCTTCCCAGTCACGTGCAAATTCAGCTTTGCACAATTCCAAGTTTACTTTCAAATCAGATACCGTCAAAACTGACTCATCCAAGTTCAAAGATCCTGCTTCAGAAAAGTTGCAAGATGCAGCTTGAACCAATGAAGCTGCGTTTGACAACTTTTTCAATACTGCCTTGTATTTTACACCCTCTTTAAGAGTAACGTATCCTTTTGCCAATGTATCCCCTGAAAGGATGGCAGCGTTGATGTACGGTAACGCTAATTCACCTGCGTAGGTTGAACTGTTAATAGTTAAGCTATCAGCCATTTTTTTCTTTTTTTATTTTTATTTGTACTTATTTATGATTGAGAAGATTCTGTTTTTAGAATCCATTTTAGCCAAGTTGATTGGCTCACTTTTCGCAACTGAAGTAGACTTCTTAACGCTATCAACTGCGGGTTGCTTTGACATCTTTTCGATTGTAGATGAAAGAGTTTCTTTCTCTGCATTCAAGGCAGCAATCTTCGCTTCAAAAGCTTCAACCAATGAATTGATAGTGCTTTCAAATTCTTCTTTGCTTACACCTTCAAAAGCTGCTTGCTTTTCTTCTTCAATTTCGATTTCAACCTTTGGCTCTTCTTCCATTGGTTCTTTGATTTCTGTGATTACACCACTTGCAACCACGATAACTTTTCCTTCAGCAGTTGTATGCTCTCCATCAGGTGCAGGAACTGGATTACCATCCATATCCATAATGAATAACTCGCTACCAACTGCGAATTCAGCATCGGGAGAATATACTTCCGTGCCATCAGCTAAAATAGCCATTGCCATTTGAGCCTCTTTTGTG